GCTGGAATCCTGTTGGCGGGGCAAGCAGTTTTGACGCAGCGTTGACGCCAAATAATTTGAATTTGGTTGTACAACTTGGTACAGTTACGGTAGCAACAACTTAGGAGTTGAAAATGGCAAAAAGCGACAGCAAAGAAGACATGAAGATGGACGTGAAGCAAGACAAGGCAATGATTAAAAAAGCCTTTAAGCAGCACGACATGCAAGAACACAAGGGTGGTAAGGGTACTAAACTTACACTCAAAAAAGGTGGTGTAACAACTGACATGATGAAGTCTATGGGACGCAACATGGCTCGTGTCGCAAACCAAAGGGGCAAATAATGGCTACATTTAGTAAAAAAATGATGGGTAAAGAAGTTGGCGATGCCAGCGTCTATGCTCAACCACACGATATGTCTGGCAAGGCTACAGGCGCTGACATCGGTTACAAGACCGACCCTAACAGCATGAGCGCGGCTGAGTCAACTCCCGTCGGTATGCCAGCTCGTCGCGTAAGCGGTGGCAACCCAGCTAACACCAACGTCAAGACCACTGGTATCAAAATCCGTGGCACAGGCGCAGCAACTAAAGGCGTGATGGCTAGAGGGCCAATGTGCTAAGACATGACCTATACTGAGTTAATAACAGCGATTCAAACGTATACAGAAAATACGTTTCCTGCCACTACGTTGGCAGATAGCACAGTTGTGTCTTCAACGACTCAGCTAAATCGCTTTATTACTCAGGCTGAACAGCGTATATACAACTCTGTTCAGTTTCCGTCGTTGCGTAAAAACGTGACGGGTAATTTGACATCTACCAATAAGTATTTGTCTTGCCCTGATGATTTCTTGTCTACCTATTCTTTAGCCGTGGTGGACGGTGATGGTAAGTATGAGTACTTGCTTAACAAAGATGTTAACTTCCTACGTCAAGCGTACCCTAACCCAACAACAGATACAGGTATCCCTAAATACTATGCGTTGTTTGGCCCAACTGTTAACACCAGCACAATCACCAATGAACTCTCATTCATGGTTGGCCCAACACCAGATGCGTCCTATACGGTAGAACTGCACTATTACTATTACCCCGTGTCAATTACTCTCGCTTCTTCTGGTCAGACTTGGCTAGGCGACAACTTTGACACAGTCCTCTTGTATGGTTCGCTAGTTGAAGCGTATACCTATATGAAAGGTGAGCAAGACATACTTGTGTTGTATGACACTAAGTATAAAGAAGCATTAGCCCTTGCTAAACGTCTTGGTGACGGTCTGGAGCGCAGTGATGCGTATCGTTCTGGACAATATCGTGAAGCCCCTCTTCCACAGAATACTGGAATTAAATAATGGCTTTCACGGGTAACTTCACTACCAATACGTTCAAGACCGGCTTGCTTGATGGAGTGTTTAACTTCAACACAGGTACAACGCAGGTCTACAAGATTGCGTTGTACACAAACGCCGCTACGCTAAATGCAGATACCACCGCTTATACAAGCACGGGTGAGGCAACGGGTGGAAATTACTCTGCTGGCGGGCAAGTTTTAGTTGTTAGTCAGATTCCAACAATCGGTAACCAGACAGGTATGGCAACAACCTATTTGTCTTTTACTAACGCCGCATGGACAGGCTCGATCACCGCAAGAGGTGCATTGATCTATTTGTCTAACGGCACAACAAACCCCGCAGTATGCGTGCTTGATTTTGGTTCAGATAAGACCTCTACGAGTACATTCACCGTACAATTCCCAGCAGTCACTAATACGTCTGCAATCATCCGCATCTCTTAATAGGAGCATATATGCAAAACGAACTTTCTAACTTTGGCGACCATGCAGTAGCAACGCTACAAGCAAACGCTTCTATCCCAGAAGGCATGGGTATTGACGGCTACTACAAAGTAGAGTGCCGTGATGCTGATGGCAAACTCAAATGGAACGAAGAGTTCCCTAACTTAGTTGTGGCTATCGGTAAGCAGTTGATGCTTGATACCTTGTTACGTACTTCTGGTACTTATACAACTGTTGGTCCATTCCTAGGTTTGATTAGCAACAGCACTACGTTTGCAGCCGCAGACACCATGACTTCTAAGACGTGGACTGAGTTGACTACCTACACCGTGAGTAGTTCTGCTGTTCGTGGTACGGCTGTATTTGCGGCATCTACCTCGTCTGGTACAACTCCATCAAACGTAACAACTTCTACAGCCACAGCGATTACCTACACAATGACAGGTTCTGCTACTGTGTATGGATGCTTCTTGGTAACAGGCTCTGGCGCTGTCAGCACAATCTCTAGCACTGCGGGTACTTTGTACTCAGAAGGAAACTTCAGCACTGCTAAGACTGTTACATCTGGCGACACCGTTAGCGTTACCTACTCGACTACCGCGACATCTTAATAAAGGAGTCTTAAATGGCTCTCGTTCTAGCAAACCGTGTTCAAGAAACGGGTACGGCGGTTACCACCGTAAGTTTTACGCTTACCGGTGCTGTTGCTGGCTTTCAGACATTCGCTGTTGTTGGTAATACCAACACGACGTTTTATGCAGCTACTGATGCTTCTGGTAATTGGGAAGTGGGTCTTGGCACGTATTTAACTGTAGGGCCTTCTCTCACGCGCACAACTGTCTATGCTTCTAGCAACTCTGGAAGCGCGGTCACGTTCTCTGGAACGGTCAATGTATTTGTTACTTACCCATCTGGTAGGTCTGTAAACCTTGACGCATCTGGCAACGTCAGTGCCCTAGGTACGATTGCTTCTGGTACTTGGAATGGCTCTACTATCCCTGTTGCTTATGGTGGCACGGGTGTAACCGTTTCTTCTGGCGCAAGCTCAGTGATGTTGCGTGATGCTAACCAGAACGTATCTATCAACCGACTCAACCAATCCAATACGAATACTGCGGCGGCAGGAACAACAACAGCGTTAACAGCGGCTTCTAGCTATTCACAAACACTTACTGGTACAGGTAATCAGACTTATACGATGCCTGATGCGACTACCCTGACTACAGGTGTAGCGTTTGTGTTTAATAACAATGCAACTGGAACACTGACTCTCCAAGATTATGCTACTGGTGCTATTGGCACTATTACTACTGGCGGTGCTGTTGAACTTGTTTTGTTGTCTAGCGGAACTACCGCAGGCACATGGGACGTACACGGATACCTTCCTGAGAACGTAACTTGGGGCACTAACGCTCTTAATCTTGGTACTACGGTTATCACTAACGGTACTTGGAACGGCGGAACTATTCCTACAGGCTACGGCGGCACAGGATTAACAACTTTCACTGCGGCTAATAATGCCCTGTATTCCACTTCTAGTTCTGCTCTTGCAGCGGGTACTTTACCTGCGGCGGCTGGCGGTACAGGGAATACATCTGGGCAAGCGGCGTCTGTGGCTAACGCGCTATCTGCTGGTACAGGGCTGTCTTACACGTCTGGTACTACATTCAATGGTTCTGCGGCGCGGACATTAAATCTTGCTGACACCGCTGTAACTGCTGGTTCTTATACTTTCGCAAGTGTTACTGTTGACGCACAAGGTCGTTTAACTGCTGCTTCAAGCGGCTCAGCCGCAGGCGCAACTATTACAGGTTCAACAGCAAATAGCACTTTTTACGTAGTAGGTACAACTCTTACATCTGGAACTCTGTCTACAGCGTCCATCTCCAACACTAGCGTAGTTTCCTACAACGCTTCTACTGGTGCATTGAGTGCGGTGTCGCATGTTTCTAGTTCAGATGAAAGCCTCAAGACAAACTGGCGTGATGTTGCTCCTGATTTTGTTGAGCAGTTGGCTGGCGTTAAAAACGGTGTTTTTGATCGTATTGAGAGTGGCAATACTGAGGTTGGTGTTGGCGCTCAGTCACTCCAAAAAGTTTTGGCAGAAGCGGTTGTTGCTGGTGAAGACGGTATGCTCTCTGTGAACTACGGCGGAGCGGCTCTGGTTGCGGCTATTAAGTTAGCCGAACGAGTTGTGGCTCTTGAGGCACGGCTGGCTGCGTTGGAGAAGTAATGTTTGGGATACCTACCTTTGGCGTAACCCCTTTTGCTTCTCAAGCAGCCACAGTTATTTACCTTACCCTTGCGGAAAATGTAGGGTTAGCGGATTCCAGTACCCAACTTAGCGCGTTCCTCCAAAGCATATCGCAGGGCTTTACGATGGCGGATACCCCCAATGATGCGGGTATTAGTTACTCCACCGGTGTGGTTGAAAATTTTACTTTTGGGGACTCCAGCACCCAGCAGTCTGCGTTCCTACAGACCATAGCAGAGAACTACAACCCCGCCGACACCCCAACAATAACGGCTCAGTTTGCCGTATCTCTATCGGAAGCCACAACGGTGACGGATGTTTTGGTAGGTTATTTGGCAATTTTGCAAAGCATCACAGAGAACTTTGGGGTCGCCAACGCCCAGACTATTGCCGCTCAGTTTGCCGCAAGTGTCGCCGAGGATTCAACATTAGCGCAGATTGCAACAGGTGGTTTCCTTGCGCTTCTTAGCATAACTGAAGGTCTATCTTCCGCAGATATTGAAACTATAGCGGCTCAATTCGCTTCTAGCATAGCTGAAAACACGACTGTGGCGGCGGCTATTGATCTAACATACCTGTTAAGCATCACAGAAAACCTAGGCTCCGCCGACGCACGAACTGCGGTGTTAAACGTCTTCATGTCGATAGCAGAAAACTTTAACCCAACGGATACCCCAGCTATCCTTGCACAGTTCAAAGCAGCGATTGCCGAAAACGTCATCATGGCGGATAATCAAACGGTGTCAGGTTGGATTAAGATTATCGACGCGCAAACAGCAAATTGGGCAACCATAAGCAACTCTGAAACTGCTGGTTGGACAACCATAAATAACTCACAATGAGGTAACACATGAGCAGTACCTATTCACCCAATCTAGCCTTAGAGCTAACGGGCACTGGCGAACAGGCTGGTAACTGGGGCGCGACCAACAATCTGAACCTTGGCACTTTGCTTGAGCAAGCCATTTCTGGGTATGTAACTCAGGCTGTATCTACTGGCACGGATACAACATTAGCCATGTCCCAAGGGGCATCCGCTACAGCCCGCAACATGTTCATTGAACTGACTGGCACAGGTGGAGCGAACACTAACTTAATCGTACCTAATAATAAGAAGCTGTACTTTATATTCAACAACACTTCGGCTGGGCAGGTCACAGTCAAGGTGAGCGGGTTGACAGGGGTCTCTGTACCCAACCTGTCCAAACTAATTCTTGTATCTAACGGTACGGACATCATTGCTGCTACAAGTTACATTACAGGCGTTCAAAACATAACTGGAAGTGCTGGTAGCATTGCAAACACAGGTGGGTGGAACGTAACACCGACCGGAACGAAGTTGTACTTCAACTACAACGGCACTAACGTAGCATCGTTAGATTCATCTGGTAATCTCGTAACCCTAGGCACAGTTAGTGCTGGTGGAACACCTTAAGGAGTAAAACATGACCATCACCGTAGGCGGAACGAACATTACGTTCAATGACGCAACCACGCAAACCACAGCACCGGTTAACACCAACGCTAACGTAAATTCAATTACGGCAGGTACGGGTATATCTGTTAATTCATCAACAGGCGCAGTAACCATTACAAACACAAACACAGCAACTGGCACAGTTACTTCAGTAGCAACAGGCAATGGATTGTCTGGTGGAACTATTACTTCTACTGGAACTTTAGTTGTTGCTTGTCCTACTTTTAATACTGTTGGTAGTTATGTTATGGGTACTATTCAAGATAGCAATAATGCAGGAATTGTTAGCGGCAATAATTATTCGCCGGGCACGGGGACTTTGCAAGTTCAATCAGGTGGGGCGTCTTCAAATCAATGTGGTTGGAGTACTAACTTACAATCAAATAATTTATCTGGTTCATGGAAATGGATGGGAGCAACATACCATCAAAACCCAAATTATTATTATGGTGGCGTTTTTTGTAGAGTTTCTTAAAGGAAAAATTAAATGTTTACGCTTCAATACGCAAAAGACCCAATCTGGAATAGCGATGATGGTCAACAAATTCATTTAACTGTTAAATGGGAAGAATTTAATGAAGAACATCCGTTTAATGCTTGTTCTTTTGATTCTATGCCACATGGTGTAGATTTATACAATCGTGCAAA